GTACAAGATCTCTCTCCAAATTAAAATCGTTACTTTACAACTTTATATCTTCAGCTGTCCAAGAAGTCAACACCTAGAATATGGATGAAGCTTTACCAAATCTCTCATTCATATATTTGGAAGCATTATGCGCATAAGGCTCATACACGGCCACTTTGTGTGTAGAAATGACGTAACGCAACGCATCAATTGCATGGTCATCCTTCTTTAAAGGCTCGTCATGTCCTCTTTCAATGCTTTTGTGGTCCCAAACATAGCTTTCAACTTCACGTATCGTATTCGTACATTCTTGGCATATGAATAGAGCACCTCTCTTCATTTCATTCGTCATCTTATAAATGCCGTCTTCTACTTCATTGTTGGCATCAATGACAGCCATTCCCTTCTTCCTCAATTCTGTCTTAAATGATGCAGCACTTGGGTCAATGTAAAGCAGCTTTACAGAATAAGGTTCTAACATCTTTTCTATGTCCTCAGCCATCTCAAAGTTGGTTTTTTGCCTTTCCTTCTTTCGGTGATCCCAATAGTATTCCTTCTCAACCCACATAACTTTTCCTGTTTGCGAGTTCTTACCACTGTGTACACCGATGAGGAGGCAAACGCATGGATTAGATGCGCCGTAGTCTATACCTGCAACCCAATAATCTGCAGCAGCTGGCGGCCTACTAACGACATGAAGTTTTCTGTCAAAGAAATCAAATATTGCACCTTCTGCTAGACACCAAAGACCGAGAACATTTCTCTTATAGAATATACCGCTTGAAGCCTCTCGTATGCGGTCCTTATATTCACCAGTAATATATGGATTGTCATCGAGCTCGAAGTGAAGAGCATAGTAATTTGAGTTTCCCTCTTCAGCTTTATCAATCCAGTCTCTTAGCTTATGCTTAGGATGACTTGGGTTCATGGCAGCGAACCCTTTACTATGTGGAAGTGACAAACGGCTATCTATCATGTCGATGATAGATTCTGGGTAGAGCGTCATCTCGTCGCAATAGACCAAAGACATGGTTAGACCCTGAAATGCACCAAGGGCACCTTCATCTTTAGCTCCAAGTACTGTGATAATCTTATCTCGGAAGTAAAGTTTCTTTCCGGACCACGTACAAAACGGCCTAAAAATGGCCATCTCTGGGGACTCCATAAGAAGTCGCACTATATTTCGATATGCCGTATCAAATGTATGACCGACAATATATATCTGTGAATCTGGACATCTAGTTACAGCATGCATAAAGGCAAAGACAGTACAAACCGTCTTTCCCGTTCGAACAGCGCCGTGAGCCAAATTCCATTTAGCCGTAGCACCAGAGATAAATTGCATCTGCTTTTTGCTAAATGGGTCCATCTAGCTTTCTTTAGATACTGAAGAATTCTGTTCCAATACCTTTGCTGCTTCCACTGCATGGCCGAGTTGCAATTTAGAGAAGAAATCCATTAACGTGTTGAATTTCTCTGTGGTAGCGGCAATCGCTTCCTTCTCGTCTTTGCCTGCCTCTTTCTGCTCAAGACGAACTTTTCCTAGCCAAATAAGAAGTGCATTGTCTCCTTTATCACTTAAACCAATTGCTTTGGCATATTGCACTGCTTTTAACAAAGAATCACCGCTTTGTTTTTTTTGCTGTATATATTGGGTGAAAGATACCCCATATTGTTCTTCTACTCTTCTATAAAATGTATCGTGATGCATACAAAAGAAAGCTGCAATTTCGGTGCCTAAGCATCCGGCCATCATGAGTTCGTCAACTTTATTCCAATCGATAGGTATGAGAGGGCGATGGGCTTCTTTTTTTACTCTTTTCCCTCTATTTCTTATCGTCATGAAATATTTCTTGTTTAAAGATTTATAATCCTATACCATTGACATTATGGAAGATACCCCCATTAAAAGAGAAGATCTCATTCAAATGCTAAAAGAAATGATCGATAGTTATGATCAACTTCCACCGTCAGCGATGGTAAATGCACCGACGAATTATGATTTCACGGCTCTGATGATTCTTCTTCATCAGATTCTCAAGCTTCCTTCCTAATCTTTCTCTTTCTATGAGGTGTATATTTCCTTATGGGTATCTCTAATGCTAAATAATCTAGCACATCTTCATTCTTGATGATGTAAGAACTTCTGTATTTTTCGTATTTGATCTTGTCGGTGTAAATGGCGTGGTAGATATGATGAACAGGAATATTGAAGATCTTTGAAATCATTCTGGGCGAATAGATACCGCTCTTCCTATCGTAAATTCTATGACCTTTGTCATCTAGAGAGTAGAAACGGTCGTATTTCTTTTTCTTGTAATTTTCCAGATCTTTCATTTTGATAAAAACGCGCCCGTGCATACGAGTGACTGGAATTCTCTTGCACTTTATCGCTGCTCTAATGGAAGGCTGCTGTAAATCTATAATTTCAGCAGCTTCGGCAACTGTGATCAGCTTTTCTTTTTCTTCATGAGTTTGTCGCATTTTGCCATCTTCTTGTCATGCGCCTTGTCTAATTTGAGAAGGCTGTTTGTGTCTTTCTCTGTTTTCTTGACGTCTTTCTTGACTTTCTTGATCTGCTTATCCATATGAACTACCTTATGTTGATGGTCTATGATTTCATTAACGGCTATTGATTTTTCTTCTTTATGAAAACGGTCCAATATATTTTCTACTTTACTAAACAGATATGGAGCGATGAGATTAGAGGCGTGAAGCACTATCTTTGCTGTCCAAAGCAAAACGCTTGCATAATGTAGATGAATCATTCGTCTCTAGACTTCCTTAAAATTAAGTAAACACAAACGACTGTGACGATGGCTGCACTGCATATAAAAAGAATGGCTAATTTCATATCGCCTTCATTGGCAAGGAAACGTCAGCCTTGATATCTGGTTCTGCAGTTTGAGTCTCATCGACTACGTCACTTGCTGTGCCTTCGGTGTGAACCATAGTGATAGAATAAGTACAGCTGCAGAGTGCAGCTAGAGCTAGATATGGAACATATTTCATAACATCCTCCATTTTAAAATATGTTGTATACGATTGGTCTATTTTTCAGAAATATTTTCTGATGCCAATTTGTCGCATTCTTCAAATGTAACACGTAAAGCATAGACTTTAGGACCACCATATTTCTGATCAAATTCAAAAGTCAGGTTGGGATTACTGTCGGCCCTTCCCGATCTTGCGTCTCCCGTTATCCATTCCGAAATGCAATCTACTGACCATTTGAGTGCATAGCGAAGATTGTCATGGGAATCTAGTTTTCTTGGGGCGATCCTACAAAAAGTGATCTTGCATGGAAGCTTTGGCTTCTTGCTAGCTAAAAGATGAAGGCTAATCGTTTCTCGTTGTAGCTTGTGATAAGCGGCTCGAACCTTCCAATTATGGGATATATTCTGCTCAGACTTAATCCTTAAAGGAATTTCTATCTCGTATTTCATTGACAACGCTTTTGTAAAATGTTAGCTTGACAAACGCATATTGTCTTCCTTGTGTGGGGGCCTTCTGGTTCAGGGCCAGAGGGCCTTTTTCATTTCAACAATCCGGAAATTCCGGATGATTCATTCTATCTTGAAATATCTTTCCATGTACTCCTGAAACTTTGGATCATCAAATCGATAAGTCGATGAGGCTGGACCCTGACAAAAAAGAATGCCGTCTTCCAAAACTTGAAATGATGTGTATTTTCCAATGGTATGCATTTTCCCTTCCTTGTCCAACTTCCTATATTTCTCATACATTCCTTTCGATTTTGACTTAGATTTCGACACAGGCGGTTTCTTTTGCTTACAGCACCAAATTAAAAGCTGAGCCAGGCTCTCCCTTGGCTCTTCATCTTTGGCGAAATCTAGGGCCAAAAGAATGCGTTCTAGAGGGTATCTGCTTAGATAGATCTTATCGTCTTCAGTTAGATCTTCGATATCCAGCAAACAATCCGGAATTTCCGGAGGATTCCTTTTTGGGCGCAGATCTTGCCTTTTCTTAGAAGAAGAGACAACGACAGGCGGCGAAGCCGCTCTTGTTGTTGTTTCATTATTTATTTTAGCTTCATTACTTACTAGTGTCGCGTTTTCCGGGGCCGAGCTTGCCGGGGCCGGATTTCCCGTCTCCGGCAAAGATTTGTTAATTGGTGTCTCGTAAAGAATGTACTCAACCTCATTAAAAGAACCTTTGTTTGATCTATGCTGCTGCCTTACGCAATAGCCATATTTTATGAGCTCATTAAATGCCGCACGAAGCGAATCTCGCCCCTCTTTTAAAACCGTGGTCATTTGCTGTATATGAAAACTCCACCCATCTGGCTTGCTCATGCAATATGAAAGCAATCCCTTTGCTTTCAAGGACAAGTTTATGTCTTCAAGAAAGTTTTTGTTTATGATGACATATGGATGGTCTTTATCCTTGGATGTTCGGACTAGCATGATTTACCTACTTTTTCAAGGATTGACACAGCTTCCATAAAATATTTACAATCACAAAGCTCATTGATAAGAGCACTTATTTTTTCTTCGGAAACTTGTTTGAAGTCTCCACCAGATTCTAGAAAGCAATAAACACCCTTGGATTCAAGGGATATATTATGATTCTCAATGAGATCTCTTAAAATATGGACACATTCATCATTTTCATTCTTAAGAAAACCGTTCGTTTTCAGGATATCGATCGCTTCCAAAATGCTTTCTCTTGAAAGAAAGCCAAGGATTTCTTCTAAATCTTCTAAAGGACAAGACATTCCAAAAATACAAT